AGTCTCAGATGAACGAGACACTGCAATAGTGCCGGCATGGCCATTTGAAGATTCGATGGCGTCTTCAAGCTGTTCAGCTATATCAGCTTTTGCGGTCAAATCTTTAATACCGACTGTTACTCGGTTCGCGGCGGGATAATAAATGCTATCACCAGTTGCGCTAGTAGCTTGAAGATATCGAAATTGATATTCTACTGTTCTTCCATTGGCATCCGTGATTTTTACCTTACGAGAATTATAATATGTCGGATTATCGTATTCGCATACAATTTTAATGCTTGTTCTTGTTTGGGTTCTATAATTCAAACCAACATGACGATGTTGCATACCTCCCACATATTTTTCAGTAAAGGTACCCTGCATCGGTATTTCAGCTAGTATGCCACACTTATCCTCATGTAGATTAGCAAACTCTAAATCATGCGGATATTGGCTTCTGTATCCTGTATCAATTGAAGAAGAATACATGCTGAAAGGTACGATTAGCCCGCTTTTGGCATCAGCGTAATCAGGCACAAAATCTTGGGCTGGATTTCCTGCGTTCATAACATATGCATTTATACTAAATTGCTTTTTATTTTTTATATCTGGCAGTAGTTTGTCATCACAATCATGATCTGCTGCCTTATTATCAATATCTAGAAAAATAAATTTGTCGTCACTTCCCCACGCGATGGCTCTTTTATAAAAATCATGTATTTTATGATTTTTAGGATTTGAGCCGCCTTTAAACCCCAAATCAATGGTTACGGGAACAAGATCTACGGGCGGTGTGAGCCTTCTATTAGAGTAGTATCCAATTGGATATTTGATTCCAGACGTTGTTTTTAGCGTTGGCTCGGCGCCGGAGACCTCCGTAACCGCGAACTTTAATATCTTATTTTTTTGGGTGTCAACATCTGAATCACCGGATGTTAAGACCCCATCTCTTTCGGCCCTTTCTTTCCACCAAAAACAATTTTTTGTTTGGTTGGTGTTTTGGTGGGCGTTGGCAGGCGCGTGGCCAAATTTCCAATTATATTTAAGTTCTTTAATACCCTTTAATGAATTGAATGGGTCTTGGACTTTCATCTCTAATGTGGGCGCCTTTGTCCAATATTTATTTCTCTCCAAGATATGGCTCTCAACCATGTTTCTTAACATCTCTGTAGTATTAGATGAAACAGGAATTAATTGCGATATCATTGTTGTGACTGCTGAATCCACCCATTTATAAAATTCAATAAATTTCTCTAAATCAGGCTCATTTTCAACTTTTTCGAAGAACAGTTGTCTTAATTTACTTAACTGTTTATAACTTGGTCTGTAGCGGTGGACCGGCTCTCCAATTAAGTTGTTAAAATCAACGATCGTTGCAAAATATCTCAACATTTCTTCGGAAATATTTTGATACATACTCTTTTCGACAGATAAGAGATGCTGTACGTATGTAGTCTCCCTAGTGAAAACCACGTCGTCTTGCTTGTTAAGAATTTTAACCATGTCATCGCTGCTAACAACTTCTGGTAATTTTTGTTTTCCGGTCTGTACAAACTCCACATCGATTGCCTGACCAGCAAAATTAATGTCTGCGGTGAACTTGTCGCCGCGGCCGGAATAGTTATATTTGCTTATATTACCAAGCCAGCCATAATTAACCAAGTCGCTAGCTGAACCCGAAGAGGTGTCAGGAATCAAAAATTGACCTGATGCATCGGACCCTGTAACATTTTCCAAAGACCAATTTAAAGCTAATGTTTCTATTTGCGGTATATGCTTATCAAAAAGGTATGCACTGCTGGCCGCAAAATTCGAATTTTTGTAAGGGTGACGGCGGCCATATACGCTAGCATCTCGACCGTGGGCGCGGAGATCTTCATTTGATAAGTAATCAAACCATGCTTTGACAGATGATATCTTTACGTCAGAAGGCAATAGAAGGTCACCGGTAAAGTTTTCTCTGCGTGCTCCCACAAAGATTCTTTTTGGACTTGTAAAAAACTTTGCAGCGTCTGTGAGGCTCATCGAGCCGCTTATACTAAATTCATTTTGTAAGATATTTGATAGGTAGTTAACACCATATAGTTCGTAAGTATAAGCTGAGGCGCGTGGTTCTAAAGAGCCAGAGCCCAAACTAGCAATAGGATATTTTGTTGGCTTTAATCTAAATGCTAAGTTCCATTTCTCGTTGTTATATACAGATTTATATGATCCGGTTTCTATTGTACTTATTATAGGTGAATCGCCAGTTGACCTTAGGGAGAAAGTAACGTTTCTCAAATCATTGTCAGATTTAACAGCCATGACGTTAAAATTAATTGTGTCATCAGCTGCGTAGCTTAAGTCTGTGTTCGATGCTACAACCGCGTGCATTCCAAAAATAGAAGAGTTTAAGCCAGGAAAAAGTTGATAATTTTTGTCTCCCCGTATTGATCTTTTAGGAAATATAACTTCAGCCTCGATAGTCATCGAGGCACCGGACATGAATAAATCACTTGATATAGCCGGTATGTAAGATTTAGAATTAGAATCGTTTGGATCTTTATATTGATATGCAGTCGCGGAATATGCATTTGAGTATGAATCTGCAGAAGACGTAAGTCTTGTTTCTAAATCATCAAAATCAAGATATTTTTTACGTAATGAGGTATTGGTAAAATTATCCTTAAATTCATATACATCATTGTTTGTATAAATGTTTAATTTGATTAATTCCTCATCTACCCCGAAACATCTTAAGAAATTTCTAAGAGATTTATATGTACCTTTTGATTTTTGTATATAAGAAAGATTATTATAGATGTTTTGGTAAATTATGTTTTTTACTTCATATAATTTCTTCTCAAAAAGCTTTTTTTCGTCTCGCTCAAGGTACGCAGCTAATGCTGAAGCATGGCCAAAAAGTTCTGGTGCGTCATAGCCGCGGCTGGTTAACAGCCGATCAGCGAACGGAAGAGGTTTTTCATAGTTGTTATCATCTGGAAAGTTTATATCTTTTAATGTTGATAATTTCTGTATTTGGAGGTATAAATCATCAAAATAGCTAGCTATAATTTGTGTTAAATATTTAAGATGATTCGAGTTTTCTTCATCCTGTTCTAAAATCCAGGCTGGTACCGTTTTATAAACTGAAACTGTATTTTCATGATCATATGCTTTAGCAGTCTCTTTTCTATGTGCAGCTAGCGATGCCACACTTGGATGAGAAGAATATATAATTGGATCTTTAAATTCTTTAGTCGCAACCTTAGCCAAAACCATAGCTGAGCCGGTGTTCCTGCATGTAGAAGCATAATTTATTAAAGCACCGTTGGAAATTCTTCCAGAATAATCTAAGATTGTAGAATCAGTTGTAGTGCTGGTGGTTATACCTTCATTAAATTTATAATATACCCCCAAATCAACAAAATTAGAAACGTCATCATATTTTATGTTGTCGGTGTTGGTGCCGCCGCCAACTTGATCCCTAAAAAACCTACCAATTTGCTGCGCAGATCTTTCTGTTTTCCAATATCTAAATTCGTCAAATGAACAAGAAAGCGCAGACCCCCAGCCGCGGCCGGCTGTGGTGAGACTTGATCCGTTGGGGCCGGCGAGGGCGCCAATGGCGGCCTGTAACGTGCCAGTAACAGCACTTATTGGGTCACTTGAATCTTCGCCGGCAGCCTGTAAAACTCCATCTACATATAATTTTGATTTATTTTTCGTGCCGGCCTTTTTGAGAGTAAAAGCATAGTGATGCCACTTGCTATCAGCGATATCGGCTAACCCAGTGTCGTGTGTGTACGTATCTTCGTAAGATCCAGAATTAACTTGAAAAGTAAACGAATTTTTATTAGCGCTTAGACCATTAGTGTGAATACTCAAATTGCCATATGTCTCTCCGGTTGCACCAGCAGAAATAAGGTTGAAAAAATATTCATGTTTTGCAACGCTAGTTGACGCCCAGGCATCTTTCTTCAGCCAAAATTCAATAGTTACCCCCTTGGTAGGGTCTAACTCTAAATTATTTGTTCTCTGGCTACTAGTATCATATATATTAGCCTTTGAAATTCCAGTTCTTGAGGCGCCAGCCGTAAAATCACTTTTAAAATCGCCACCAGGGTCGGCATGTGGCCCACCCTTGACGAGGACATACTGTGGAACGCTACTGCTATATATGGATGATTCTGACGTCGAGGTATAGGTGTCAGTACTGTTGAGAGTGACATATCCGTTTGTTCTAGGGTATTCATTCTCAAAAATAAATAAATCTAAATATGTACTTTCATTTTCCCACTCAATTTTTTCAGCTAATGAGCCATCATATGGGTAAGTTTGATAAATTCTCTTAATAGCTACGTCGTAATATTCTTCCGCTAGCCCAAAGCGAGCAAAATTCGAAGCGGTGGCGAAGTTAACGTCAGGAAAAAATCGATTACGCCTTTTTGAATAAGCATCAATATAGCGCGCCGACTCAAGGTCTTCTCTTAAATTATCTTGAGTTTTATTTTTAAGAAACTTTAATGAAAGCCCTTTATCGAATAAGTCTTTAATGCCCATAGTTAACCCAACTTATATTAATTATCTTCAACCCTAAATTTATGTACTCTTTCCTGTTCTCTCCAGTTATTAGATACGTGATAAGCAAATTTAAAACCGTACATGTAACCAGGCTGTAATATAGACATATCAAAATCGAAATAGCTTCCAGAATTATCATATGATAAATAAGTGTGTCTTGTTGCGCTTCCAGTAGAATTATTAACTATAGTAGAATTATCGGCCATACGAATCACCTCGTAAGAAGCGCTCGGAACAGTAGTTATTTCCATCTCTGAGCTTGCAACATTGTAGATTGTTGGATTATAATTTCGAGGACGTATCGCAACTCTAAGGCGCGCCTGTTCATCTTTATTGTATGAAGGCTTTAAATTAGTAATTTTTGTTGCGTATTGTTGATATTGGTCCCATCCGGGAGAATTTAAAGTTTTTGGTACAATTGAGCCTGTAGTATATTCTATAGTAGATTCGTAGTTATGCCATACATCATAAATGGTTTTTAGCGTTGATGAGCCCGTAAAAGCGAAGGAAGCTGAATAAATTCCTGTTGAGACGTATCCTCCTGTTACATTAAAATGGCCTGCAGCAACCACATCGCCTCCGAGACTTAAAGCTAATTTTTCTGTACCAGGAACTGTATTTTTTGCCGAACCAGAGTAAATACTAACATAAATTTTGCCTGTTCCAATTTCAGGGACATTTCTAAGTTGCCCTCTAACATAATTATAAAGGTATATTGTGTTTAAGTTGTCAACTGCTGGCGCTAAAGAACTACTATAATAAAAATTTCCTCTATCATCTGTTACTCTTGAGTCCCAACGAGCTTCAATATAGGGTCTACGGAAAAAATATTCGCTTGTTCTGGAAAAAAACCTCTTTGTATAAAAACTAGTTCTTTGTCCACTAGTGTTAAGCAGTATACTGCCATCTGAAGCAGTTGTATAGGCTTCATAACCTGGTGATAGAAAAACACCAAAACCATTATTTGTTTGTGTTCCGGCTATCCATTCTTCTACAGCAGCAGTGACATCTAAATCCATGTCCTCAGTACCCTCGGAAAAAGTATAAGTATAATTTGGCATCGTGGCGCCGGCGGAGTATGAAGAGGAGTGATAGTCTCCCCCTACTTTACCCCAAGTAACCCCCTTCTCACGCATAATCCAATTTGAGCCGTCGATTGAATCTTTTGTTTTATCAGTATATGTATCCATGTCTAAACCATAGCCTTCTTGCCATGATTGAGAAACTGCCTGAACGCTTAAAGTGAAATCTCTTGGAAGCTGTTCTGAGTGTCTTGCATTTGACATTTTTAAAAAGAATTTAGCACTTCCAGAAGCTGGAATTGTTCCAGCTGTTCTATCAGAAGATATTGTATCAATTGGAAATTGTATTAGTATACGAGATAATTCTGCGGAACTGGTTGTATTTTGGCCGTAAATTGAAAAAGTTTCAAGTATATCTGCGGCGCCCATATTAGAGCCGGTGGCACGGGAGCGCTCGTTGCGTGCCAGACCGTAAGCATTGGTTATAGTATTATCTTTGTTTGCAGTGTATCTCTTAATACTCATTTTATTTAATAGTTCCCTTAATATCTGCGTTTGGATATTTCAATTCGTAAATAGCATTTTCTGGTGCATATAAAATTCGGCCGTCTGCAGATATATATTGTTCTATATTTAGAGTTTCATCTGAATATAGACCGCCACTTTGATTAGTTATTTTAACGTTGGTTACATCAATAATTTCGTCTAAATTGTTTAATCTATCATAGATTTTTGTAATATAGATTGGCTGCCCTATATCTAGAGTTTCTTTAAACATTTCTCGTATTTCTCTTATAGCGACGTTCAAAGCCTCAAATTTATCTTCAGATAAATCGATAACTGCAACAAAGTTAATCCTGATATTTATTATGCGAGGATCTAAAATATCAATAGTGTCGTTTATCATTCTATAACGGTTTAACCAAACTTTAACATTATTCTTTAACACCTGGTTTGTTGTTATTAATTTTCCGTCGACGTCTTCTGACAAAAGATATAAATTAAGATTTCTTTTAAAAGAGTCATGATCTCTCAAAATTTTTGTTCTTTTAATCCTTCCAAACTTACTTGGCATCCTGTATACGATAGACTCATAATCATCTGCTGTTACCGCTCTGTTCTGCGATGAAAAAGTATCGTTTACTCTTTGCTTAAGTTCATTATTAGTTGGCATGCTCACATCTCCTAAAATTGGTTGTTCATTAATAACCTCTAGATTATCTCGAACAAAATCAATTTTACCGCTACTTGCTGCCTCGCTTTTAAAAATCAATATTGGATCTGTAATATTGGTCAGACCATTCGTTGCAACATTAACATTATCAGTAGTATTAGTACGATAAGTAACAGTGAATGTTGTGTTGGCCGGCGCAATACCAAACTTGTCTGTTTCCAACAATTTCGAAGGATCAAAAGACAAATCTTTTTCGTATTCTTTGCCATGCATCTTTAATATTACGTTTGAAGGATGTGTTGTGTTATCGGTTTTTAAAGATGATTCTGAGCCATATCCAAATTTAAGAAATATTTGCCCATTTCTATTAAATGTGGTAAAGCGTCGAGGCACAGAAGTTGTGACAATAATATTAGGGGTATGTTGTCTAGTGCTGGCGTCCTTGTTAACTACTGATCTGTAGATCGTATCTTGAGATAAATAATCAACTTCAAAATATTCATGGCCTTCCGCATCAAGTACAGATACTATTTCAGTTATGTTAGGATCCGCTATCGGAACAGTTAAAAATCTAACAAAGTCACCGACATTAATTAATTCATCTCTTAGCTCACCTGATATTACGCGTCCATAGGCCTTTATGGCGTAAGACGTTGGTACACCGCTATCGTCTGAGGTGGCAGCTACTATTTCATTATCAGGATTACCAAAATCCACATCATCAATTAGTGTAAATATTTGGCCGGCCGTAGAAGAAAATTTACTACCCCTAACTAAAACAGGCAAATAATCGTTATCGGGTAAAGAAGAATCACTAGCTACAGGAATTAAAACATACAGAGCTACTAAACCAAACGAATTTGCTCGAAGAGGCTGTTGATATCCAACTTGCTCTCCAAGCCTAATGATATTGTTGTATTCTATTGCTGTGTCTAGAAAAGATTCATTTGCCTGGTAGTCTAAGTAAAAAGATAATATATCGCCCACGTAAGCCACCGTGTCCAGCATCATAGACCCAAATGAGGCTTCAGAGAAATCTTTATATATTGAGGGGTAATATCGACGAGCATAATCAACCAAACCTTGTTTAATAGAATTAAACTCCCTATCGGTATATCTTATTAATTTTTTATCTTTTTTAGACATAGCTAGATGGTATCCTCATTTTGCAAAATTAAGGTTGTGTTTAAATTTAAGCTTGGTACAGTATATTCGATGTTAATCGACAATAAAGGAGAGTCCATGAAATCAGACTCTGATAAATTTTCTCCGGAATCAAATTTAATTTTATTAATTTGTATAAACGGCATATATTTTCTAACTTGTCTAGTTATTCTTTGTCTAATAGCCGGAACAGCCTGTATTTTTGGCTCAAATAAGAAAGATCTCATGCCTACACCAAAATCTGGATTCATCATTCTTTCTCCAGGTGATGTCAACAATAGATTTTTAAAATTTTGCTTAACTTGCTCTTGATAGGAGGTTATCAAGGCATATGCGCCGGCGGAAGTCGACACAGTTAAGGGTAGTTGCGGTCCAATGCCATCCATTTAATATCCTCCTTCAGAAAAACATTTTATACATATTTTCTTATATGTGTTTATAAATAGTCTTCGTATTCAAAATCGTCACAGGAGGTCATCGCAATCAAACTCATCTTCGACTGCGCTCTCATCTACTAGCTCTGCTTGGAATTCTTCCCACGCATCCAAGAATAATAAAAGAAGATATATCATTCCAGGTATTGTACTTGGAGGGCCGCCAGGGAAGGGTGGTGGCATAAGGCCGCCAAAATATGGTATCATGGAAGGAATCATAGCTGCCCATAAACCAGGTAATAGGAAAGGTGAGGTTAACGCGTCTTTCATTGCTTCCTTTGCTTTATTAATTGTCGCAACTGTATGAATTACAAACTGTTCGTACCCCACTTCAAGAGCGTCTAGGGCGTCCTCAGCCTTAACAAAATCTTTAAGAAGTTGTTCAGCCTTAGCAAATTGTTCTTTGAATTTTTCCCAATCTTCTTCAAAAGCTTCCTTTTGTTCTACAGCTGCAGCCAGTTCGTCCGGTGGTAAATCGTCCACCTGGAGGACCCAAGTACTTATTCCTGTTATGCCGGCCGGTTCGGCGCAGTCGTCGTCTTCATTATTTGTACATATTTTTATGTAAGGCCTTACATTCGCCGGCATGCCGTCCTTTACACTTTTGAGTACACTCACGGCCATCTCGACATTGACCTGCAAATTAACCAAAGCAACTTTAGCGGCGCCAATAGACATCTCCATACTAGCTACGGCACCTCGAAGACCGGTCTCTATCGCAGAAAAAACCGCTGTATGAATCATGTTTGCTACATCAATAATAGCTTTTGCAATCATAATCGCTGGATCGGTGATTTCTACAAAGCCCTTTAATATAAGAAGTGGGGTTCTAAGTATAATCATCAAAATTTGCTGTGCAAGACTAGGACTTTTACCCCTAGTATCAGATTCGGCCGCGGTCATTAAGTCGCCCAACATAATTTCGAATGGTGTGGCCGGCTGAGTATAATCCTCTGTGTTACTTATGGTTTCCATGGCACTTAAAATAGATTTTTTGGTTTCGTCCAAAACATTGGTTGGTTCTGGTATAAACTTAGACAATCCTTCGCCGGCATATAAAAAGGCCATTGTCATATAGCGACTTTGCGGGAATAGGTGCTCGTACATGAGTCTAAATTCTGGCGTCGCTTTTAATTCATCCATCAAATTTACTGCCAAATGTTTATAGAAAAACCTATCTGCCGTATTTGTGAGATGTCTCAGCAAGGACGGATATCTGGTCAACATATCTGCAGTTGGCCATGTTTTTCCTTGGGAAGCTGCCTCGCCTAGAATTGTATTTATATCAGAAGGAACAGTTTCGTTATAATGGCCCATTTCGTTGACAGAGAATAAATTTTTATTGTTCTCCAGTCTAAATGAGAATACTCCTTGTGTATCTGGCACTGGAATAACTTCTCTTTCAACTTCTACAATCGGAACTTGAATTTCTCCTAAAATTCGAATTCCTCCGTAGTGTTTAACGGCCTGACCTCCGCCGTCGACGTCGCTCGGGGCGCCCACGTAGCCCATTTGTTCCCCTGTTGTTTCTTTAATCGCCTGTAAATCTTGTTTATAATCTTCTGAAGTTGTGAATATACTTTCTATCGTGTCTTTTATTACATAAGGTCTTTGCCCAAACAATGTTTTGCATCTTTTCAGGCCATCGGCATGCTTTTTGCTGGTGCCTATTGCTGGTGGTTTGGCGGTGCAGAAAGATTTACACATAAAATCTTTAAACTGTAAATCCGGAGCTTCTAACACTGGATATGAAGTAGAATATCCTAGTCTTAAGCCAAACTTGATTCGCTTAAAAAAGAGTTTCCAACCATGCTGTTTATAAAACTCCTTTAAAATAGCATATTTGGATGACCATAATAATTTTAAGAATATGTTAGTGTAAAAGTAACTCCATACAGAGAGCGGAATATAATCATATATATATGATCTTAAGACATTTTCGTCTTGTCTGGCCTGGTTCAATTCCGTTAAAAATTCTTCAAGTTTGTCTGTCGTTTCTTCATCAGTTATCTTTATTATCTTAGTATAGAAAGGATCTTGGCAAGGCTCAGTCGTGAAGGGGTCCTCTGGAGTTTTTTGATATTGTGTAATTCCCAAATCCGCTGCCTCAGCAAAAGCTAATAGGTCTTGTTTATCAGACCAATCTTCAACCTTAACGTAGGGTTGCAAAGTGACATTTCCCAATTTTGCGTTTAAATTATTGCCATATTGTGCATCAGACCAATTTTCTTTTGAAAATGGATCAGCTGATCCTAGTGTTGTTTTTTGTAAATTAATATAATCGTTGAATGTTTTTGCTTTATCGGTAGTATCGGAACTCGGATTTGGAAGTACAGCGATCATGGCTAAGAATTTCTTGAACGGGAAACCACCATGATCAGTAGCGTATGACACATCCCCGACAGACGTCGCGGGCGTGGGCTTCCAATAATAAGAGGATCCAAGACTGCCGGCACAGTTGCTATTTTCAGGTGACGAAAAATAGTTATGATAAGCTAGAGAGTAGGTGAACTCAGGTGCTAATTGATCCACTCTCTCTTTTGCAATTTTCCAATCGTAATATATACTAGCCTTTTCAAGATATTCAGACCAAAATCCGTCAAAGCCTATGTTGCTCATGATCGCTATGAACGAAGACACGATGGTGGGGCCCTCTTCGAACCCCTCGCTCCCGGACGTGTACGTGAAGGGATACGCGGTGCCGACCCACTCGCGGAAGGCCGCTTCCGTTGTGTACGTCGCGGCGATTTCGCCGGTGACGCCGTTGAGTGTCCCTCCGCAGTCCGGAGGCAGTGATATCATATCGCCCTGGCTGGACGCGTCGTCAGGGAAGGGGCATAGGTACTTTTTAGGATCTGGTTCAAGTGGAGGGTTGTCGGCGCCGCCTAGGGCGTCAAGAGCAGCCATGGCTTCGAGGTAGTCGGCCTCCAACGAACCAAATTGATTATCAGACGGCAACATAAAGTGATTATATGGCAGAGAATGAAATAGTTTTTTGGCTGCGCCGATGACAACGTGCTGGCCTGCGCCGAGGACTGCGGCGCTAAGTTCATAAGCTGGGTTATGGCCATATAACTTCACAACGCTATCAGCTTTTTGATACACCGGGCTAGACCAAGCAGACTGAGGCATCGTAGGCGATATATGGATACCAGCGCCATAATTCATGGTATATATATTATTTTGGAATTTAACATCAGTAATAAATTCGCCGTCTGGGCCCATTTTGTCGAAAAGAGAGGCGGCCCAAGAATCTGTCGGATCAATATTTGTTGCGCCTTTAGTGATTTTTCTTCGCTGGTGAGCGCGGGTCTCTCTAAAATCAGGATCTGAATTGGCAACAATATCCAAATTTAGTGCTGCTGTTATCGGAGAACTATTATTAAATATCTTTTTAATAATTGCAGATATTTTGTCTGCCTCGTTTTTAATATAAAATTCCAATGCGCTAGTGCTGGATTTTCCTTTTACATATTGTTCCTCTGATAGCTCTTGGTCATTCTGGTACATATCTTCAGCTAATTTAGCTAATTCATCTGTTGGGATATCCTCTCGAATATTTTTTAAAATGATGTTCACCAAAATTTTATCTTTAATAATATCCGAAACTTCAAAACTATCCCATGCTATCACACTTGCTAAACACATTTCTAGAGCATAAATTCGCACCAAAAGTTTAATAGTTCCTTGCAGCAACGCTTTCTTAACTGATAATTCGCCGATCTGGCCATCGTCGTTGTAAACGTCGGTGCAAAGTGACCTTCTATAAAATTCTTGTATTTCTTCTTTAACATTATCCAAATTAAAAAAGTCTGTTTGAGTTTCTTTTATCCCTGGTGCGGTAGAAGCGCTAAGCTTCCCAAAAATATCCAAGCATGATGGATCAGGTACATTACCTTTTAATTCTTTTGTTAAAGAAGTTTTTAGAATTTTGTTCCAAAGCTTCCTCATAAAGTCTCTTTTATGGAGACGAGACCTCTTCATTTTTGAGAACATTTGGTTTACATATGAGAATTGCAGGCCTGAATAACAATAAGTCGAAAAAATAAATCCAAGATATTCTTCGAATTGTTTTAGTTCGTACGGTGTCCCGACGGAGATCGTATTATACTCTTCATATTTTTGTTTAAATTTGCTAGTCAGCAGTTGGCCAAATATCTTGGCTTTATAATTCAAAGATTCCAAACGATACACATACCGCACCTCCTGGGCCGCCTCGTTCGAGCCGTGCCAGTTCAGGTCCGGTGGGACCAGGTCTGCTTCGGCGCCGGAACCTTTGTAAAGTCCATCATTCGGTCTATAGACTTTGCTAGTATCAGCTAGTGCGTTATATACTGCTTTAGCATCACCAACTTTATATATATTTTGTAGAAGTTTTTGTATATCATCGTCCATTTCTTTAAAGAAATTAAAGTCAAACATTCCACTTTGTATTGATTCTTCAAACGCTAGGATACCAGGCGGTGTAGCATAATCTTCTAAACCAACTATTTTACCTTTTGCAACCCTAAAAGTATCACGTATGGCAGTAACTTGACTAGTAAGATTGCTCAATAGTGGAGCGGAGACATTTTGATATATTAAACTGCGATCTTTATTGGCTACTGTTAATTGATTAAGAATTTCAGCAACTTGTGGAAATTGAGTGAAGTTCCCGGCGTCCGCCTGGAATATGTCCAACAAATCTTGTGTTTTTGCGGCGCCGTCAATAAGTGTTGATCCGTGCCAACCTTCGACGCGTTGTTTGTGGGGTTCTGTGGACGGAAACTTATACATGAGTATGTTAGGGTTAAAATTTATATTTCTTTCTAAATTTTTAGAATTTTCTAAAACATAAGCAGTAGTGGGATAAGGGTCTTCTTTTTCATGGTTCGGATTATTATAATAATAATTATCTGTGTAACCTAGAGATTGCGGGTATACCCCGTCGTCCTGAAGAAATTCAAAAATTTGTGGGTTGATCGGTCGCTCTTTATCCGAAAAATGATCAATCATTGCCTGTGGCTCAAGACTTAAAAGGCTATCCGGATCTCTGAAAGGTTGCATAAAACATACATACAGCGGTACCAAACCCCAACCCATGTACGTTCCATTCGTGCGTGCCAGACCGATGGGGTTATCGGTCGGCGACACGCCGGTGCCGATGGGGCCAGCTCGTCGTTCTTCTCGGGCGTCGAATTCACACTGCAGTTGGGCCCATGCTTCCAGGGCATCGGCGCCCTTCAAAATTTCGCTACTATTAGTACCGTCTGTATCCCCTTTCGTGATCTTTTCATCAGTTTCAGGATGGTTTTTAGTACTATTATTGGAAATATTGTACCAGTAGCTCACCTGCGTCTCGGGGGTGTACCCGGGTATCCAGTACTTGCACCCACGTTGCCATTCGGCGGTCGCGGGGCTGTTGAGGATGGCTTTAATCTCATCGGTTTGCCAGGCCGTTGTGCTGTCCTCGTACCACGTGAACCCGCCCGGATTGCGAAAATGTTTTACGTACTTGCGCCAGGTGATCAACGTTTCTGTGATACATGCCTCATCGATTATGGCCGCATCAGAGCTGGGCGTATAAGGATCAGTCTTGATTGGGTTGGCGAACCCATCGGGCATGAGAACGGCGCGCCGTGCCATGACATCGACGTCGATAGTATTAACAGCCGTGAAGACAACGCTGTGAAGTGTTTGTGCAGGAGGAAATTCTGGGTATATTAACGACATTCTTTCGTCTGTTAAACCGCATGCTTCTGCTACAGTTAATTCCATAAACGCAAAAAGCATGTCCCACCTGTTGGCTGATGCACACTCGTCCTCTAGAGGACCGTCCCAATCCAAATCATCGGCCAACATGGCACTGGGGGGGTCGTTATATCTTCGATCTCTGTACTGGCGCTCTGCTATTTCTTGTATTTTTACCAAGCCAGGAGATTGTTCCATCAATGTTCTCCATCTTGTGTTTGTCCACTGTGCGCCGGCGCTCTCGTCCTTATCATCATACGCGTCGCTGGCCCTGGGAGCAAGGTGGGGCTCAGGGTACGCCCAGGTTTTTACAACTAATTCTTCCTCATCTAGTTCGTCTGGAATAGAACCCGGAGAAATACCTCCCCATATTTCATTATAAATATTTTCGTCTTCATCGTTTTCAATTACGATAGGCCAGCCGCCAAATCTATAACCAGTGAGCATGTTTATCTCAACCCCGGTATACATTTTAAACATATGCGCCCACATCATAGGATTACCATGCACATCTTTCAATTTCATACTAAGGGGCCGTCGATTCCTTAAGAAATTTTTACCGGTAATATTTATGCGGGTTGGGACTTCGATGTGACCGGTGGTTGGGCCCGGGATTTTTCCGGGGGAGGCGTCTGCCGGCGCGTTTGCCGTCATCGAAAATAGAGCTGTTGCCAAATCCCACTGAACAAATATCTTTGGTTCGATAATGGTGTTAGCGATCCAACTAGGCTGGATCTCACTAGTATATGCGCCCCTTATCTTATCTTTAAGAGGTTGTATCAACCCAGCGTTTTGTAGAAAATTAGCCATCTGTGTGGGGCCGGTGGACAGCAGGTCAGTGGCTACGGCGGCGTGAGCAGCAACTAGCTCCCCTCTTTGCTGGTCGGTCAGCGAGAATTCTTGTTCAATTATATGTTTGATAATATCGCGAGCTGCTGGGTATATCCTATAGAACGTTGTGTCTTCTAGAAAATCAGCTATAGTAAGGGGCCGAAAATATTTTTTATCAAAATGGCTCGCGGGCTCATTTTTGTGTCGGCCGGCATCCTGTTTCTGATTTAAATATTTTCTTATTTTTTGCTGTAATTGGATTTCCAGGCCTGCGCCTCTCAGGGCGGTGTTCTCGTCATAGTTTACATAATACTTATAATGCATATGTTTGTTATAAGCTAAACCATAATTTTCAAATTCATATATATGTTCGGGGCCGGAGTTTTCCGTCATAACATTAAATTTGGTAGGATCGCCAATAAAAGCCATTCCAAGCTTTAAGTTTGGTTTTTTCTGCGTTTTAGCAAAAACTTCATGTATTTTCTTTAGTTCTTCCTGGTCTTTGGCTGCTAGGATAGCACGAGGCGTAACAGAAAAGAATTTTAATGCGTTCAAATCAAGTATTAAAGAACTTTTTATATGAGTTAGATAACTTTCTGTTACCTTCTTCATCGTATCGTCCATCCCCGGGGGTACGGTGAAACCACCGCCATCGGCGCACATTGGGGGAAAAGCATTAAGAAGGGGTTGAGGGTCAAATAGGCCGCCATAAGTGCTCAGGCCGGCTACTGCTGCTAATGTATTCTTTAAATCCTCTAATTCCATGTTTGCTTGTATACTACTTTGTTCTTGTGTCAGCCCAGCAGCCTGGAGGCCGCGCGTTTTGGCCTTTAAATCATAAGCTGATTGACAGACATTATCAAGCGCTGGAGATGTAACTTGTAAGAGTTCGCATATGTCTAGATCAATCTTCTTTCCCAGCTCTCTAAAAACAGCGCGGATGTCGCTGAGTGAAACATCTTCTGTGCTTCCAGATATCGCCAGCCAGACTTCTGGGTGGGCGCGCATGATTTCCAGGCATTGGTTTAACGTTCTATTCGAAGCATCACCGCGCAATAGAGCGCAGACTTGCCCGGGAGACAAAGTATCCACAGAATCGTGTACCCAATCGCTTACTTTGTGTTTTGTTACTCCAGCTAGCTTTGGCAAAGCTGAATCTGGAATTTCGATAGGTGGTGTATCTGGAAATGGGTTTGCAACCGGGCCCATATCAGGATCTACTTCTTCTAGACACATCTCTAAATAATGTTTTAGTACCAAATTAATTATTTGGCCGATGATCATGCCAACCATCATTATCAAAGCCTTTATCAGGGCTTCGGTATAATTACCCATATGATTGTCGGTCGTTAAACTATCTGGAAAGTTCATTGTTGGGATAGAGGGGGTGAATACCCTCTTTAAATGATCAAGGAAATTATTAAAGAACCCTAGGCCGCCGCCGGAGAAGAAGCCGATTGGGTCTGATAAGAGATCTTCGAACCCTTCCAGAAGGGGGCCGACTATAAGCTCACACATAGTTTGTAGATCTGTAAATCTCTCCATATAATCTACCCAAGCTTCTGCTTGTTGGGCGCCGCCTACTATTGCGGCCGCGACAGGAGATCCCATAATTGTTAAATCTTCAAAAGATTCTTTAACTGCGTCAGCAAAACCGCCCGAATTTAAAAATGATTTATACTGTGATTCTTTAGGAACTAAATAGCCTTTTCCTACTAAGATAGCGTCAGCATCAACTTTTGAGTAACCCATATTTATTAAATATACGCGCTCGATTTCTATCTCCTCACGCGTATACGTTTCGTTTACTACTAGGTTATCATCATATATCATGTTTAATATACCACCAGCAAGATTACCGCTATAATCTGTAGTTGGTACTTGAATCTGCGATGTGCCGCCATGAGATGTTGCTTGTGGCCTCTTTCCGGGCACTAACTCAATAAGAA